GGCAATCAGTATACTTTCTGGTCGAAAGATTTTGACGGCATGGCCTACAAGACGATGCTCAGACAGCTGATAAGCAAATGGGGCATCATGAGTATAGATTTAGTGACAGCCATAGATTCAGATATGGCTGTGATAAATTCTGATGGCACTAAATCATATGTGGAGGCTGAGGAAGATGTGAATAATTATACAGAAAATAGCAGCGATAAAGTTGTCGACGGTGAGGCGACAGAGAAGAATGAAGATGCAGAAAAGAAAAATACAAGAAAGCAGGAGGGAGTGAAAGAAGAGGGCGGAGACGGCAACATAGGCGATGCGCTTTTTGAGTAATTAAGACTAAGAAAAAATCATAGCATAAGGGCATCATATAGCAAAAGAAATATAAATGCTTAAAAACTAGGTATCAAGTTCCTTTTGATTATGTGTCACGACTATATAAGTATGGTGCCCTTTTTGCTTTGATATAAGGAGAGTAGGTAAATGCCAAACAGAATATTAAAAGAAAGCATCAATGAGAGTAAAGCCTTGGCAGAAGTTAGCATATTTGCAGAAGACTTATACAAGCGCCTTATTACTTATGCTGATGACTACGGAAGATTCAGTGTGGACTCTCAAATCATGTTAGCAAGACTATACCCAAGAGAGATACAGATTGTTAGCATTTCGGATATTGAAGACGCACTGCAAGACCTATCCGCAGCACAGAAAATTGCTTTTTATACAGATACTGAAAAAAAGCATTTATATGGAGTATTTCCAAGATGGAGCGACCACCAAAGAATAAGGGATACAAAAGAGAAGTATCCGGAGCCGCAGGACTACTCTGCAAATGAGTATTACTCAAAGAGAGCTGTACCGATGCAGCTGAAAATTGAAATATTAGAAAGAGACAATTTTAAATGTTCAAAGTGTGGCAAATACATAACTACCGAGACGAACGCATACAGATTTGCAAAGATGTGTGCAGGCGCTTTCCATTTTGATTACAAAGTGCCGCTTGAAAACGGTGGGGAGGTAAATGATAAAAATTTAAAACTTATATGCCCTAAGTGTAACGCCTTGAAGAAAAGATTGAGCTTTGATGATCTTCTTAAGCTGATAGATGAGCCACAAAAAGAAGTAACAAATGTTAATCCGCGGCGACTTGCGGCGACTTGCGGCGAACTGCCGCCTGAATCCGAATCCGAATCCGAATCCGAATATATTATATCTGCTGGCGCGGAGCCAAAAAAAGAAAAGCAGGCGACGGATGAAAAAGAGCAGGCAATATTTGAGATACCGACCAACACGGGTGAGGGCTACCCATTCTTTCAAGCAGATATAGACCTGTACAAGAGCCTGTATCCGTCGGTAGATATCGCTCAAGAGATGCGAAAGATGGTGGGATGGTCGGATGCTAATCCTGCAAAGCGAAAAACGAAAATGGGCATGAGACGCTTTGTAAATGGATGGCTATCAAGAGAGCAAGACAAGTACAATCCTGCAAGCGCATCTGCTGCAAAGAAGCCTACAGGTACAAAATTCAATAACTTTGAGCAAAGAAATGACGACATAGATGCTGATATGCAAAAAGCATTTATGCAGCAGCTAAAAGGAGTAGCAGATGGCTGAAGATAAAAGATATATAGCCTTCACGGTGCCGGGCAAGCCTTTGGGCAAGCAAAGGCCGCGTTTTTCGAGACAAGGCACAGCGGTAAGGACATATACTCCAAGACAGACTACAGAGTATGAAAGACTTGTAAAAGAGTCATACATGGCAGCAGGCGGAAAGAAGTTGGAAGGCGCTATTGGTGCGACTATACGCGGATATTTTGAGCCACCGAAGGCGACAAGTAAAAAACAAAGACAAAAGATGCTTAGTGGAGAAGTCGGCTACACAAAAAAGGTAGATGCTGACAATTTGGCCAAAAGCATATTAGATGCACTCAACGGAGTAGCCTACACAGACGATGCACAAGTGAGTTTGCTTTTGGTATACAAAGCTTACGCAGAGACGGCAAGAGTAGAGGTGCAACTAAAAGAACTTTAATAAAATTTAATATTATAAAATTAAATGGCGTTACAAAATGTGTTATATGGCGTTTTTATAGTGCAGTAGATAAAAGTATCACTAAGGCAATAAAAATAGCTTCTAGGCATACTGTGGCTAAAATTAGGGGGTATATAAAGCGAATCGAAAGGAGAAAAGTGAACGAAGAGAAAATAAATAAGGCTATTGAGGCTTTTAAGACAGCTGAAAAGATAGTAAGAGACTTTTATGATAAGCCTGTAGTCGTCACATACAGTGGCGGAAAGGATAGTGATGTCTTGCTGGATCTAGCAATAAAATCGGGCATAGACTTTGAAGTATCTCATAGCATTACGACTGTTGATGCACCGCAAACAAATAGACACGTAAACAGGGTTTTTGCGGAGCTGAAAGAAAAAGGCATAAAGGTATACAAGAATATGCCGATATATAAGGGCAAGCCGATAAATATGTTTAGTTTGATAGTAGAAAAAGGGATACCACCTACAAGGCTTGTACGGTACTGCTGCGGAGTATTCAAAGAAGGCACAGAAAAAAACAGGGTTGTTGCTTTGGGGGTAAGGTCGGCAGAGTCAAGAAAAAGGCAAAATAGAGATACATTCTCGACAGTTGAAAAGAAACTTAAAGATTCGAGGCACTTTAGTTTAGAGCATACGGAAGAGGTTTTTAAAGATGCGAAAGGACAAGATGAAGTGTGGGATTGCACGCTTGTAACGACAGCAAGAAAGCACAAAACAATACTTGTAAATCCAATTTACGACTGGTCAGATGCGGAAATCTGGGAATATATACACGAAAATAATATCGCATACAACGAGTTGTACGATATGGGGTACAGCAGAGTAGGATGTATATTGTGCCCTTTGGCAAATAAACGAGAAAAACAAAGAGATATACTGACATTTCCTGCATACAAAGAAAGATATATAAAAGCTTTTCAGAAAATGCTTGAAGTCAGAAAAGAAAGAGGAAAAGACGATGGAAACGGCGGAGTGTGGAAAGATGCCGAATCCGTATTCAGATGGTGGATTGAGGATAAGACAATAGAAGGGCAAATGAAGTTTGATTTTGCGGAGGAGAAAAAGGGATGAGAATATATTTATCAGGCCCGATTACAGGCGTTGAAAATTATCACTTAAATTTTTTAAAAGCCGAAAATCAAGTGAGGGATATTTTTAAAAATGACGAGGTAATAAATCCGATGTGGATGGGCAACATGCTGCCGGGCGGTAGTCATGAAGAGCATATGACTCTTTGCTTTGCCTTAGTCGGCATGGCGGATAAGATAGTCATGCTTGAAGGCTGGCAGCAGTCAAAAGGCGCGTGCATGGAAAAAAGTCTTGCTGAAGAGATGGGCATAGAAATATTTGAACTTGGAGCAAGCGGAGAGATAAAGCATGTATAAAAAAGAGTATATATGCATAAAAATGAAAAAAATACTTATATGGAGTAAATAAAAATGCTAGACTTTGGAAAATTACAGGCGGATGCTGTAAAAAATATTTATAAGTCGAAAATTACAGGAAAAGCAGCGGACTATAGGATTTACAGTGCTGTCACGATAGACGGAAATAATTATATACCGCTTATGTATAAAGGGATATCAATATATCTGATCCCAGAGAACTATAGCTTACTAAATCCTGCATTTGCGGAAGTCAATAATTCAGCGGCAGAGAAGATATTTAAAAGTGCAGAAGATGCATACCAGCTGACAGATACAAAGATGATAAAACTTCTATCGAACGGAAAACGGTTAAAAAAGTTTAAAACGCCTATGAGTACATTAATTTTTGTAGATGAAAAACTTATAAAACCTTTTGGGCAAGGTATTAAATATTATGCAGTTGGGAATGGCGAAGTTGTTTACATAAAAGAAGCTGAGGAGTTTTTAGGGTTAGCGCTTGCTACACGAAAAAAGGTAGGGGCAGAGTCAAGACCTGAGGCAAATTGAAATACGAAAATGATATGTGCGAGGTGAAAGATGGCAAAAGAGAAGGCTAAAAAGGTTTGGGAGTTACTTAGTAAAGTTAGCTATGAATTAGACCAGATTAGAAGAGGTTATGAAGATATAGAGACATTAAAAGAATGGGTACAAAATAAAAATGTTTATATTACTTTTCATTCTGAGGGATGGAGAGGTGGAGAGTTTTGGCCGAATTTGCTTACCTCCGACTTTATAGATATATCAAAAATGGCTATAGACGTGGTTTATAAAAGATTAGAGCAGAGAAACGCTGAGGCGTTGGGATATGTAAAAGAGATAAAAGAAATGTTGACGGAAGTGAAGGTAAATGAGTAACGATTTTTACAATACTGAAGGTTATAAAGACAGCACAGCATATAAAGCAATCATGGCGATAGAAGAAGCAAAGAAAAGAAAGATGAAGGAGCAGGCCGAACACGATAAGCTTGTACAGCATATCAAGTACATCGTGGAGCTTGCAGGTTTTAGGCTTGGCGACAGAGTTAAGCTTGTACATAAAGAGAGTAGGAGGAGGTATGAGTAATTGAAGGTATTGGTAGCTTGCGAATGCAGTCAGACAGTCTGCAAAGAGTTTAGGGAACGAGGGCACGAAGCTTACAGCTGTGACATAGAAGACCAGTATGGAGGGCATCCGGAATGGCACATAAAAGGTGATTGCCTTGAGATTTTGAGGGGGGGGGCAGATGTTTAAGACAGAGGACGGAAGC